AAGCACAGGCGCGATACCTGCACGGATCTGGTACAAAAATGGCCACCTTCATTTTTCCGCCAAACATCGAGCAACCCGCGGATAAAAACCAGTCGGCTTGGCTGGGTGAATGTGTCAATGAGTTCTCAACAGGTGTCGTTCTGTGGCGAGAAGAGAGCACATAGCCGGTAAATGTTGAGGGTGTCAAGGGCAATGTTGATAGATTGTTGAGGGTTAAATGTTTGATTCTATTGAAATGTTGAGGGTGTCAAGTGCCTACGCCCGCGCGCATGTGAGCGCAATGAGTGTATACGCACGCGCAAATACATACGCGCGTACGCGCGTGCACCATGTACATATTCAACACCCTCAACAAAAAAACAGAATCAATAACTTAGAGAGAATAACCATACAACATATGGGCTCAACACCCTCAACATGGCACACGATCCTGCAAAAAAAGGAGACAACCGTGGCTGAAACATCGGAAATCATCAGAACAAGGAAGGGTTTCAAGAACCTGACAATGGTTCGTCGTATGGGAAATCTCTATGGCGGCGCGAAAATAACCGACCGGGACGTGGAAGAAATCAGGGCGCGCTACTCGGTTGGCGACATCACCCAGGAAGAACTCGCCGCCGAGTATGGCGTGGACCGCACAAACATCTCGCACATTGTCTGTGGCCGCAGTTGGAGAAAACAGAAATGACAGCAACGCCACAACATTCCGTCTGCCATGCCTCGTATTGGAGAGTGCACGCCAAGCGTGCCCGCGTGTTGCGCCGCCGCGGGGAGAATGTCTGGTTTCTGTGCATCAACAAAGCTGGCCGCGCGGTGTATGCCTGGCTGCCGGTGCGGGAGGTGCCTTGCAAAAAATGCCAATGTTCAAGGCGAGGAATGGTCAAATGACAGAGCTATCGCTATTTCTAGCCGCGTTCATCACGGTATTCGCGCTCGGCTTCCAGCAGCAGAACGTGGCAGGCCGCCACTACATCGCCGCCGTCGCCACCAGCGTGGCCATCGGCTCGGCCCAGCTGTTCCTGTGGCGCCTGGCGCCCACGGCCACGGCCACCGAAATCATCGCCACCCTGGCCGGTGGCCCGGTGGGTATCGTGGCCGCCATGTACGCACACCCGCGGATTGCACGCATCTGGAGGAGGAGGGGATGATCAGCGTGGCATTGCAGCAAGACATCGAGGCCGGTCTCGCATGACCGACACCGCCACCCTCTCAGAATTTGCCGTGCTGCTGGGCGTGCAGCCGAGCTACGTCACCAAGCTCAAGCAGCAGGGGCGGCTGGTGCTGGACGGCAAGCGGGTGGTGGTCGAGGCCTCGCTCAAACGCATCCGCGAAACCGATTCCGGCCGGCGACCGGATGTGAAAGACAGGCACGTCGAGCACCGCGGCAGCGAGCTGCCGCTGCCGGTGGAGGATGAGGAAGCCACAGAGCCGGCTGGGCCGGAGGATCCCGCTCCGCCGATCGGCAGCCGCGCCTACTGGGAGCGCAAAGATCGCGAAGAAATCGCCCGCATGCGCGAGATGCAGCGTCGCAAGATGGAGGGCGACCTCATACCAAAAGAAGCTGTTGATTACTGGGTGGATGATTTCTGTGCAACCGTGATCTCGATCATGGAAAACCTGCCTGACCGGCTAACTCCAGCGGTAGTTCATCTCAACGACAAAGACGATACGCGCATGGCGATAGTTGATGCGACAGATGAAGCCATAAGCGAGATTAGAGAAAAAATGTCGCGATGCAAAAAAGAGAGGGCTGATGGAATTGTTGGCGGCAATTGATGCTCTCTATTCTCGCGGCGACACAAAGTGTCGCCGAAAAGATCGCATTACTGTTTCTGAGTGGGCGGACCGGCACCGCTGGCTCAGCAGCAAACAGAGCGGCGAGGCCGGGCGGTGGCGCACCAGCCGCAACCCGATTTTGCGCGAGATAATGGATTGTTTTTCGGCTCACTCCACGGTCACCGATCTGACGGTCATGAAATCCAGCCAGGTGGGTATTACCGAGGTCGTGGTCAACGCCATCGGCTATACCATCGAACACGATCAGTGCCCGGTCATGGTGCTGATGCCCACGCTCGAAAGCCGGGACACCTGGAAAGCGCAAAAACTCAACCCGCTGCTCACTGAAACCGAAGTCATTCGCGATGTGCTCGGCGGCATGCGCTCGCGCGATGCGGCGAACCGGCAGGACATGCTCGATTTTCCCGGCGGGATTCTGTTCCTGGCCGGCGGCAACTCACCTAACAGCTACGCGCAAAAATCAGTGCGTCGTCTGATCATGGACGACCTCGATCGCTTCCCAGAGGAAATTGGCAAGGAAGGCGACCCGGTGGCTCTCGGGAGGGGGCGGCTCAAGGCATTTACCCGCTCGCTGTTCGTCAAGATCAGCACGCCCACGTTCAAGGGCGCGAGCCTTATCGATCGCGAATATGAGGCCGGCGACCAGCGCCGCTACCATGTGCCGTGCCCAACCTGCGGAAAGTTGCAGGTGTTGCGCTGGGAAAATCTGCAATACAGCAAGCCGGTGCTCACCAGCGCGTGGTACGTATGCGAGCATTGCGGGTTCGAGATTCAGGAACACCACAAACCGGTTATTTTACGCGAGCACGGCTACGGCGGCAGCGCGCGCTGGATTGCGGAACGTCCGGAGGTGAAAGAACGCAGCTATCACATTAGTGCGCTGTACGCACCCATCAACCTCGGCCCGTCGTGGCTGGATTTGGCGCAGGAATGGATTTTTGCCAACGAGCAAACGAAAAACGGCGACACCGGCCTGCTGTGCACCTTCACCAACACCCAGCTAGGCGAAACCTGGCGGGTGGAGAGCAGCAAGCTCACCGCGCACGACCTGGAGCGGCGCATGGAGGACGTGCCGCCGCGCACCATCCCGGTCGGCTGCCTGGCGCTCACCGTGGGCATCGACACGCAAGACAAGTGGCTGGCCGTCAAGCTGTTCGGCTGGGGCGCGCACAACCACTGGGTCATCGAGTACCACGCCATCAACGGCGACACCACGCTCGACGAACCGTGGAACCAGCTGGAGGAATACCTCAACACCGCGCTCGTCAACCAGTTCGGCAAGCCGATGCGCATCCGCGCCGCCGGTATCGACAGCCGCGGCCACCGCGGCGAGCAGGTGCGCAACTTCATCGCTCGCCGCAGCCTCAAGGTGCCGGTGTACGCCGTGCAGGGCAGCACGCTCCGCATCAACCGCCCGATCGCGCTCACCCCCAGCTACCCGGACAAAAGCTGGAAGGGCAAGACCCTGCGCGGCGGCTACGCCCTGTGGAACGTCGGCACCGAACACTGCAAGGATTACCTGCTCGGCCACCTGGCCACGGACGCTGAGCGCGCCCCCGAGGACCGCATGATCCGCTTCTGCAACGGCCTCGACACCAGTTATTTCAACGGCCTGTTGAGCGAGTACAAAGACCCGGTAAAGAAACGCTACGTGCAAAAAAAAGGCGCGCAGCATCGAAGAAACGAACCGCTCGACACGCTGGTGTACGCCTGGGCGATCGGCAACCACCGCGAGGTATTGCTCGGCCGCGCGCGCAACGGCCGGGTGGACCCGCACTACTGGGACCGCCTCGCGGCGGTGCTGGAGCCGGCCATCGCCGAGTCGGGTGAGGCCACGCCGCCGCCCGAGCCGCCGAACAGCGGGCGGCGGCAGATCAGCGCGGGAGTGAAGCGTGGCGGGTTTGTGAATAGGTGGAAAACATAGGAGGAAAAACATGAAAGCGATTGTAATCACTGGTCCGCAGGGCTGTGGGAAATCGACACTTGCGCGGGAGATGGCGAGGAAGCATGGGTCGTTTGAGGAGGTTGATGCGCGCGATCTGGATGGCCATTTCGGCATCGGGGATGCTTTGGCGATGGAGCCAAACACCGTGATTGTGGATGGATCACTGAGTCCACGTAGCATGGAACGCCTTAAATCCATGATCATGAACAAAGAGGTTGTCTGCAATCGAAAGTATCAAAAGCCGGTTCGTGTGAATACGCCGAATTTCATCATCTGCACTGGTTCGATGGACGCAATACAAATAATGAGCCAGGACCGGCGTTTTTTTGTAATTGATATTGGTTCTGGAAGGACTGCCTGACCATGACCGACACCATCCGCGAAAAAATGGAAGGCTGGGCGCACTACCGCCACTACCGCCACGGCGGCATCGGCAAGACCCTGCTGCAGCGCGCCATGGATGGCATGCCGGGCACCCACTGCCCCACCTGCGCCGGCCGGGGGCGCGCGCCGGGCAGCCTGATCAACCACAAGGCGCAATGGATATCATGCCCCACCTGCGGTGGATCGGGGCGCGCCAAACTGCATATCAACCATCGCACGGTACATCGGCAGAAATGCCCGTTGTGCAAAAAAGGCGAAATCCTCGGCCGCAGCTGCTTTCGCTGCCGAGGCAGCGGCGAGATTACGGTGGTGCGCGATAAGGCGAATCCGGCGTTCATCAACTCCACCTATCGTGAGCCCGATCATCCCATTTATCAGCGCATCGATCGGCTGGTGTGCGAACTCAGACGCCGGCATGCGCTGCTCGGTTACTGGTTCGTCATCCGCGAGGAGTATCTGCGGCAAAATAGCGGCCTGCAGCAGATGCGCGCCGAGCGGCTCGGCATCACGCATGAGAGTTATCGAAAGCGCCTGCAACGTGCCCACGAGTGGATCGATGCCGCGCTTGCGGACCCCCGGGATTGCCGGCTGATCCCCTTTCCGTATCAACCAGCAAATTTGTTGACATCGTGTCACAAAACTGTATGATTTTTCCCATTGTGGAGTAGTCACCCCATCAGAAACCCGGCCATCGCGCCGGGTTTCGTCGTTTGGAGGCCCGGTGGAAATCAACATCAAGGCCGATGTGGCCGAGACGCTGCGCGAACTCAGCCACAAAAAGCGCCAGGTCATACAGGCCGCCGTGCGCTCGCTGAATCGCACCGCGGACCAGGTGCGCACCGCCGCCGTCAAAAGCGTTGCCGGCGAGATGGGCATCAAATCAAAAACCGTGCGCGAACGCCTGCGCGTGATCCGCGCCAAGCGCGACACGCTCACCGCCATCGTCGTCGGCACCGGCCGGCAGATTGGCCTGGTGGATTTCCGCGCGCGCCAGACCCCCGCCGGTGTCACTGTCAGCGTGGGTGGGAAGCGCAAGCTCTACAAAGGCGCATTCCTCACCACCATGCCCGGTGGGCATCGTGGCGTGTTTCGGCGCCGCACCAAAAATCGTTTGCCCATCCGCGAAATGTGGGGGCCGAGCATCCCAGGCACCATGGCGCAGGATCACATCTACAACGCGCTCGAAAAACTGGCGGCCGTCCGCTGGCGCGTAAACTTTGCCGCCGATCTGAAATATTATCTAAACCGGAAATAATCCGGTTATCCCACAACCGAAGGCCGCCCCGTGCGGCCTTTTTTATTGCCAGAGGAAATCAGCCGATGGGTAATGCGTTTGACAGCGCCAACTACCCGGAGAAAGAACCCACGCAACTGGTGATCGGCGATCGCTGGTTGTGGAAGCGCACCGATCTCGGATCGGATTACCCGCCGGCCAGTTATTCGCTCAAATATTCCCTGCGGCTGCACAGCACCGGCACGGAAATCGAGATCACCGCCAACGAATCCGGAAACGATTATCTGGTCGAAGTGGCCAGCGCCACCACCGCCGGATACACCGCCGGATTCTATGCCTGGCAGGCGTACATCATTCGTACCAGCGACTCCGAACGTGTACGCATTGGCAGCGGTACTGTCGAGGTGCTGGCCAATCGTGATTCAGCCACCGGCGATCCGCGCACCCATGCGCGCATCGTGCTGGATGCGATCGAGGCGGTTATCGAAAGCCGGGCGACCAAGGACCAGGAGGAATACAGCATCAATGGCCGCAGCCTCAAGCGCACGCCGCTCGACGCATTGGTAAAACTCCGCACCCACTACAGGGCCGAGGTCAATGCGGAGGTTGCACGCGAACACGGAACTGGCAGCCGCAAACTGCTGATGCGATTCTGACATGAGTTTATTGGAGCGCCTGCGCGGCCTGTTCAAAAAGCCGCGTGTGGCGGCGCGCGCCACCGGTTTCGCCGCCGCCGACACCTCGCGCCTCACGGCCAGCCTTGCCAACGAGAGCGAATTTATCAACCGCACGCTGCGCTATCAGCTGCGCATGTTGCGCGCACGCTCGCGCCAGTTGTGCATGAACAATGCCTATGGCAAGCGTTTTGCGCAGATGGTGGTGGATAACCTGTGCGGACCGGCCCCGTTCATTCTGCAATCCAAAATCAAAACCGCGCGCGGCAAGCTGGACGACATGGCCAACGTGCGCGTCGAGGCCGTCTGGAAGTCGTGGTCGCGCAAAGGGCATTGCGAAATTACCGGCCAGTGGAGTCTCAGCGCCGTGTGGCGTCTGGTCGCGCGCGTCTGGGCGGTAGATGGCGAGGCCATCATTCGCAAGTACCAGGGCCCCGAGTACGGCAAGCACGGCTACTACCTGCAGGTGATCGACAGCGACCGGCTGGATGATCAGAAAAACGCCAAACTCAGCAACGGCGGCGCCATTGTCATGGGTATCGAGTACGACGCCACACAACGACCGGTCGCCTATCACATTCTGAAACGCAAACCGGCGGACTGGGATCGCGGTCAGCCTCGTGAGAGCGAGCGCGTGCCGGCAAACGAAATCCTGCATTTATATCTGCCAGAACACGCCGAGCAGGGCCGCGGCGTGCCGTGGATGTACGCCGCCATGATGGAGCTCACACACCTCGGCGCCTTCGGCGAGGCAGCAGTGATCGCCGCGCGTGTCGGCGCCTCGCAAATGGGTGTTATCACCTCGCCGGATGGCGGCGCGCAGATGGTGGGCGACAGCGAATCGGCGCAAGGCAATCCGCAGATCGATGCCGAGCCTGGCACCTTCCCGATGCTGCCGCCCGGTTACGAAATGACCAGCTGGAATCCGAAATACCCGGATGCCGCCGTCGGCCCGTTTATCAAAGCCTGCCTGCGCGGCGTGGCGGCCGGCCTCGGTGTGGCTTACCACAACCTCGCGAACGATCTCGAGGGCGTTAATTATTCCAGCGCGCGCATCGGCGAACTCGATGAGCGCGACAGCTGGCAGGCGCTGCAGGGTTTCATGATCGAGCACCTGCTGCAGCCGTTGTACGAGGACTGGCTCGGCATGCAGATTCTGATTGGCAAGCTGCCATTCGAGTACGGCAACGAACGCTATTACGACGTGCGATTCCAGGGCCGCCGCTGGGCCTGGGTGGATCCACAGAAAGAAATCAACGCGGCCGTCACGGCCATCGATGCCAAGCTCAAGAGCCGTTCGCGTGTCGTCGCCGAGCTGGGCGATGACTTCGAAGACGTTATCGACGAGCTTGCCGCCGAAGAAGCGTTGTTGAAAGAAAGGAAACTGACAACCGAAAAGCCGGCAGACCCCAACAAGCCAAAGCCGGCGAAACCGGACAACGGAGACAACGATGGCGAATCCGATGAAGAAAGCGAAGACGATTGACCGCACCGAATTCCGCGCCTTGTCGCCGGATGAACAGATCCGCGCACTGCGCGGTGAGAAAGTCGAGCGGCTGTTTACCGTTGAACGCGATGGCCTCGACACCGAAAAGCGCACCGCCTGGCTCAGCATCGCCAGCGAGGAACCGTACGAGCGCTGGTGGGGGGTGGAGGTGTTGGATCTGGGCAAACGATCGATCCGCGACAAGCGAATGCGTTCGGGTGCCCCGTTACTGGTAGGTCACGACGCTGCCGATCAGGTCGGCGTGGTGGAAGATTTCGAGATTTCGTCTGATCGGAAACTTCGGATACTGGCGCGTTTCGGAAAGAGCGCGCGGGCCGAGGAAGTATGGCAAGACGTGCTCGACGGAATCCGCCGCAACACGTCCGTGGGCTACGTGATACACGACATGGTGCTGGAAAAGCAGGAAGAAGGACAGAACACCTATCGCGTCACCGACTGGGAGCCGTATGAGGGCTCGCTCGTCGCCGTGCCGGCCGATCCCACCGTGGGTGTCGGACGCCAGGACGACCCGGACGATGACGTTTCAAAACCTACGATACCAACTGAGGCAAAAATCATGACCGACGAAGAAAAGAAAGCCGCCGACAAAGCCGCGTCCGAGAAGGCCGCGTCCGAGGCGCAGACCCGCGAAATGGCGCGCATCAACGCGCTGCTCGCGGCAGGCGACACCTTTCCGCACAACGATGGCCCGGCGCTGGCCCGCGAACTGATCAAGGACCCGAGCGGTTCCGTGGACCAGTTCAACGCCCGCATGCTGGAAAAAATGCGTGGCGCGCAGAAGCCGACCGCCACGGCTCAGCCGATCGAGACACCTCACGACAACAGCCAGCGCATCCTGATCAACTACGCCCCATCGCGCGCTTTCAAGCGCGACCTGGTGTTTGCCGATGGCAGCGTGATGAAGTCCGAGGAGGCCGCCTACCGCGCCGGCAAGTGGGTCGCGGCCGTGGTGTACGGCAATGATGGCGCGCGCAAATGGTGCGCCGAACGCGGCATCTCCGCGCAGCGTGTCATGACCGAGGGCGTCAACACCGATGGCGGCGTTGTGGTGCCGACCGAAATGGAATCCGCCATCATCCAGCTGCGTGATGAATACGGTGTGGCACGTCGCCTGGCGCGCGTGCGTCAGATGGGCAGCAACAGCCGCAACATCCCGCGCCGCACCGGTGGCATCACCGCCTACTTCGTGAACGAGGACAACAGCGGCGTCACCGCCAGCGACAAAGGCTGGGACAACGTCAGCCTCAACGCCAAGACGCTGGCCGCGCTCGGCCTCATGTCCAACGACTATGTCGAGGACGCGATCATCGACGTGGCCGACGACTTCGCGCAGGAAATGGCGCTGGCCTTCGCCACCAAAGAGGACGAATGCTTCCTCAACGGTGATGGCACCAGCACTTATGGCGGCATGAACGGCCTGGTGAAGAAGTTTGAAAGCACCGCTTATGCCTCGCGTGTCGACGCAGCCAGCGCTCATGATACTGCAGCGGAAATCGATGCAACTGATCTGAGCAATACCATGGGTTCAGTGCGTCAGTTCGCCAAAGCCGGTTCGGTGTGGCTGTGCTCCAGCACGTTCGAAGATGTGATCTTCGGTCGACTCAAGGCTGCGGCCGGCGGCAATACCATGACCGACCTGGCCGGCCGGCCGATCCCGAGCTACCTGGGCTATCCGATCATTACCTCCGAGGCAATGCTGTCGGCGCTGACCGCGCAGAATGACAAGGTCATGCTGATGTTCGGCAATTTCGCCATGGCATCGAGCTTCGGCGATCGCCGTGGCATCGTCGTGCAGGTGCTGCGTGAACGCTATGCCGAAAAGCTGCAGATCGGAATCATCGGCAGCGAGCGTTTCGATATCGTCAACCACGACCTGGGCACCACCTCAGCCAAGGGACCGCTGGCGGCTCTGCTCGGCACGACCTGATCCACGCCATGATTGACGGGGCCTCAAGCCCCGTTGCTTTTTCACCCAACGAATCTTAAGGAGCTCTATCATGAATCCCCAGCCCAAGGCGGTACTCTTGCTGGCGACGACTTCGATCACCAACGGCGGCACCGCTACCGGATCGGTCGATACGCTCGGGTACGATTTTCTGTCGCTCGATCTGCTGCAGACCACCAGCAACAACACCACCAACAATCTGTCGGTCTGCAAGCTGGCCGAGTCCGATACTACCGATGCCACCAACTACAGCGATGTGACGGCGTTCGTCGGAGACGGCACCGGCGGCTTTACTATCCCGGCCGCCGATACATCGAACTCGCAGCTCTACAAATTCAACATGGACCTGCGCGGCCGCAAACGCTACATCAAACTGTCTGCGTCACCGCTGACCACGCAGTCATTCACTGCCATTGCCAACTTGCACAAGGGCGAGCAGGCACCGGTCACCGCGACCGACGCCGGCGTGTCGGTGCTGGTCGAAGGCTAAACGACTCGCGCGAGCGAGTACGGCAGATAGGGTAGCCCCCGACAAGCCCGGTTCCCCAGCCGGGCTTCTGCCGTTTTCTTTACTGGGACGATGCAGGGGACATCATGAACAATTCAACTCACGAGATCCGCCGGCTGAATCTCGGCTCGGGCGGTTGCCCGCTGGAAGGTTACGAAAATCTGGACCGCAAAACCGGCCAGGAGATATACCCGCTGTTCGTTGCCGATGGCACGGCGCAGGAGATCCGCGCCTCGCATGTGCTGGAACATTTTCCGCATGGACAGGTGCTGGCCATCCTCAAGGACTGGGTGCGAGCGCTGGCGCCCGGCGGCGTGCTAAAAATCGCGGTGCCGGATTTCCAGACGATCGCACATCAATACCTGGCCGGGGCACCGATCCCGACCGAGGGCTACGTCATGGGCGGGCAGGTGGACAACAACGACTACCACAAGGCGCTGTTCGACCGCGATTCATTGGGCGACCTGCTGCGCCGCGCGGGGTTGGTGGCGATCCGTGGCTGGACCAGCGAGGCGCAGGACTGCGCTGCATTGCCGGTCTCTCTGAACCTGTGCGGCACAAAACCGCCTGAGAAATGGCCGAAGGTGTCGGCGGTGATCTCTGTACCGCGACTGGGATTCAACGATTTCTGGGCTTGCGCGTACCAGGAGCTGGCGACCCTCGGCATCGGCCTGCGCAAAAGCACCGGCGCTTATTGGGACCGCGACCTGGCGCATGGCATCGAGTTGGCGCTGGATGAGGAAAACCCGGAATGGGTGCTCACCTGCGACTACGACACGGTATTCACCCGCCACCAGGTATTGACGTTGCTGGACGTGGCGCGGCGCTACCCGCACGCCGACGCCATCGCGCCGCTGCAGGCGGCGCGGCACCACGGCCAGCCGATGTTCACGGCACGGTTGCCGAACGGCGAGCTGGTGAAGCACGTAGAGCGTGCGACGCTGGCGAAAGGCGAAGTCCTCAAGGCCGAGACCGCGCATTTCGGGTTGACGCTGTTGCGCGCGGAAAAGCTGAAGGCGCTGCCCAGGCCATGGTTCGCACGCACCTACACCGCCGAAGGCGAGCTGAAAGGCGACGGCGCGCGCGATCCGGACGTGAATTTCTGGCATCACTGGAAAGCCGCCGGCAATACATTGTACATCGCACTGCGCGTGCCGGTGGGGCATTGCGTGTTGCACGTGAAATGGCCCGACAACAACCTGGAGCCGGTATATCAGGAGCCGTCGGAATTCTGGCAGGGCGGCCCACCGGATAACATCTGGAGATAGATCATGGCCGGGACACTGAAAAAGTTGCGGTTCAAAGTGGCATGGAAGAACTATCGCGTGGGCGACATCATCACGCCGAGCGGCGTGCTGCGCGATTGGCTGATCAACAATGGCTATGCTGTCGTTGAAGAATCATCGCCGGTGCGCGCCCATGGCGTAAACCGGCAGACGACCGCCAGCACCCGCCGCGCGCATCGCTGAGCCATGGCCTTTACCGAAGATTTGACGGCGTTCTTTTCGACCGATGATTTCGCGGTATCTGCGTTGTACAACGGAACCACAACGATCAACGTGATCCTTTACACCGCCTACTACGAGGAAAATATGGGCCGGGTGGGTTTCGAGGGATCCGCCCCCGTGGCGTTGGCGCGCACGGCCGATGTGCCGGGCGTAGCGCACGGCGTATCGCTGGTGATCTATGGCGTCACCTATTCCGTGGTCGGTGTTGAGCCGGATGGAACGGGCCTCACGACGTTGCGTCTGGAAAAACAATAATGGCCAATCATCTTCGCCAGCAGATACGCGAGCGCGTGGGAACGCTGCTCACCGGCCTCACCACCACCGGTGGCCGGGTATATCAATCGCGTGTCTACCCCGTGGCCGCCGCCAATCTGCCGGGCCTGACACTCTACACCGCCGAGGAATCCGCCGAGATCATGACGCTGGGATCGCCGCGGCGGTCAGAGCGCACATTGAGCCTGATCGTGGAGGCGCGCGCCAAAGCCACGACCAACCTGGACGACACCCTCGACACCATCTGCAAGGAGGTCGAGATCGCCATGGCGGCGGATCCGACCCTCAACGGTCTTGTGAATGATCACCACCTGGCGCGCACCAGCATCGAGCTCGCCGGCGAGGGCGAGCAGCCGGTCGGTGTGGCCACCATGGAGTTTACGATCATGTACGACGTGGCCGAATCCACGCCGGATGTGGTGTATTGATCGCGTAAGACGCAACAACTTTACAACAGCCAATTAACCCGCCTAGCGCGGGTTTTTTTTATTCAGCCAGGAGAAACCCATGCCATCCACCGCGATTACCGCGCAGCGCAGCGTGTTGCGCATCGAAACGGCGAGCGCCGCCACCAAGGCCATCACTGGTGCAAGCAAAGCCAGTCCGTGCGTCATCACCGCCGTTACCCACGGGTACACGACCGGCGACATCATCGAGCTGGCATCAATCGACGGAATGGACCAGCTCAATGGCAGGGCCTATGTGGTCACCGTACTCACGGCAGACACGTTCAGCCTGAATGGCGTGGATTCCACGAGCTATACCACCTACACCTCCGGCGGCACCGCGGCCAAAAAGACCATGACTGCCCTCGGTAACGTCAAGGATTTTGACATTCAGCAAGATCCCGCCACAGATATCGACGTGACCAACCTGGCCAGCACACGGAAGGAGTGGCGCACTGGTTTATCCGGCTCATGGATCATGACCGCCAGCATGGATATCGACACCACTGATGTCGGTCAGGCCGAGCTCACCGATGCACAAAACGACGGACTTGATCGCGCGTTCACGCTCACGTTATCTGATGGCAAGGTTTTTGCCGGCCTTGGCTTCGTCAAAAACTTCAGCGCTGCCGGCAGTCCGGATGCCGTTGTCGGCGGGCAACTTTCCATCCGCGGCACGAATCAGCCCTCGTGGTTCGCATGATGAAAAAGAAAACCATCGCCAGCTTGCGTGAGCGCATCCGCGCCGCGCCGGTGCCGACAGAGGACGTGACCATCGCCATATGGAACCTCACTCTGCATCTGCGCGCGGTGTCGGCAAAGGAGGTCGTCGAGTTGTCTGGCATTGTCAACGCGGAAGAACAGGGTGCTGCCATGCTGGCAATGTCCATCGTTGATGCGGAAGGCAATAGAGTATACGACCGCGAGACCATCCACGAATTGCTGGAAAAAGACTATGCCTCGGTGGCGCAGTTACTCGATGCTGCCAGACGTGTGAACGGACTGGAGACAGATACCGTAAAAAAAGACTGACCGGTCAGCGCCGCTTTTGTTTTCGCCTGGCGTTGGCATTGGGCCACGTCAATGTGGACGACATGCTGGCCGGGTTGTCGGCGTATCAGCTGTCCGAATGGATGGCGTACTTTGAGGTCGAGCCATGGGGTGAGGAGCGTGCAGACGTGCGCAGCGGCTTGATCTGCAGCGTGCTCGCCAATCTGAATCGCGACAACGCGCGCAATCCGCGGCCGTACAGCGCGCTGGATTTCATGCCATACGTCCATCACACCCAAGACGGCAACATCACTGAACAGGAAATTGAACGTCGCATCAATGCCTTTATGGCAAAGGTAAACCATGGCAAAAAACCGCACTGAAATTGAACTGACCGCTACGGATAAAACCGCGGCGGCGTTTGCGTCGGTGCGGCGCAATATGAAACAAGTTGGCGATGGCGCCGCCACCATGGGCATCACCCTGCGCGGCGCTCTGGCCGTATTCGGTGCTGCCTCTGTGGGCGCATTTGTCAAAAACACGATCGATGCCGCCGACAACCTGTCGAAGATGGCGC